ATCTCTTGGTCGATTTCAGCAGTAATTTCTTGTGCTAGAGCAGCCATGATTTCTGCTTCAACGTCAATACCATGTTGGCTTTGAGCGTCTTGAGCCGCTTCAAATGTCCAACGTGCTTGCAACTTACGTGACTTAGCTTCAACAGCTTGACGCAAGATTTGTACGCTGATTTGCTTACCACCGTTGCCTTCAAGAGCCGCTGTGTTGTTACCAGTGTAACCAGTAGCTGTATCTTGCAATTGAGGTGTGCGTGAATATGCTTGAGCGATAGTGAATGGGCTCAATGCTTCTTGACCAGCAGTAACGCTAGTTGCGGCAGCAGAGTTGTCCACTAAGTTTTGTGCATAACGAACACGTAGTGTATGGATCTGACCAACTGGGCCAGTCATAGGTTGAACACCTACCAACTCGTTAGCGATAACTGTTGGCATAACACGACGGATAACTGGAAGAATCACACGGTTTAATGTAGCGATGTTACCAGATGTTGTTGTACCTGCTGTAGATTCAGATAGCAACTGTTTTTTGGTGTTTTCTAAGATAACACCCATTGTTGAGCGGCGAGTGCCCTTTAAGCCTTCTAGAAGGGCTTCTTTGGTCTCGTCCCAACGGCTTTCTAATAGAACTTTTGACATTTATATTTCTCCTAATCTATGTCTTTAAATTAAAGCCCTGCCAGACGCTTGAGGTCGATAACATTATTGTTATCTTCGACTTCAACTTCTTGTTTGGCAGATTTATCACCAGTGACTTCTGTAATCTTTGATTCTGAAATCAATGTCTTTGCAGACTTTTTCTCAGCGCCAGTATTCAGAACTGCTGGTAGATACTTATCAAAAGCGGCTTGCAACTTAGTTGTTTGCACACTTTCTAGTAAGCTACGCATTGTCGTTGCTTTTTCCTCATTTAGAGTGCCAAGCAAATCACCCATCAATTTTTCACGTTGATTAGATTCTTTGATAATGCGAACTTCACGTTCTTTTGACTCTACTAATTTCTTAGCATTGTCGATTTGTTTTTGTGATTCAGCTAATTGAGCTTCTTTCTGTGCTAATGCTGACATTAGCTTACGTGTTTCTTGCTTCTCACTTAGGTGAGTAACAGAGAATTCACTAGCGAAAGATTCGAAAATACGACGACCAAAGTTATTTTCTTTAGCAATCTTGATATCTTCTTTCAACTGGCTCATTTCACCCTTCAACTGTCCAGCTACAGCGGTAGACAACTTCTTAGCAGATTCAGCAACAAAACGTGCTTTCAATGCTTCTAGTTGTTGACGACCTTCAGCAACTAACTTGACCTTAGCTTCAACAACTGCTTGTTTGTCTTGTGCGAATTCTTTAATTTCACGTGCTAAAGCATGAACAATGAATTGTTCTAGCTTTTGCTGACTTTCTTTAGCAATTACACGGTCTGCACGTAATTCTTTAATTTCTTCGGCTAGTTTAGTAACCATGAAATTATTGAACTTAGTTGCGGATTCATGTAGTTTTTGTTGTGCTTTCACACGGTCTTCGTTCATTGCTTGCTTCTCAGCACGAAATTCTTCAATTTCTTCTGATAGGCTTTCTGTAACCATCTTGTCAAGGGCTTCAACCATCACGATTCTGTCATGTTCATAACGTTGTGCGAATTCTTCATGCAATTCGGCACGAACTTGTTGGCGGGCTTCGTTCAATTTAGATTCCCACGCTTCATTTAACTGAACGCCGATATCTTCATTGATTAGTCCACTTTCAAGTAATGGCTTGATAGCATCAAACATGCTGATTCCCCTTTATTTGATTTTGAGGTCATTGATGAGGCGCATTACTTCCTCTTTCAAGTACTTCTCTACTTTTTTGTCGCCCTGAACGTCCCTAGCAATATCCAACATCTTATGACCATGACGCATATTCATCATACCTTCATAGATTGCTTTTGGATACGCATTGGGTGCGCTTGGTTGAGCAACAATATCCACAGTGACTATTTCAAAGTCACTCACTTTGCCGTCATAGTCGTTAACGTTACCGCTACCACGACTAGAAACGCCTAGTTTCACTCCCGAATCCAACATAGTAGCAACTAGTTGCCCCATTGGAGTCGGTAAAATTTTTAACTTGCCGAAGCCATTAGCACCGTCCATCCACATAGATGTAATCATATGTGATACACGGTCTAAATTAATCTTAAGGTCATCTGGGTGGTCAACTTCGCCTAATACGGAGTGACCAGTAGCAATCTGCTCGTTTAGAGTTTGTACAGCAGTTTCAATTTCGGAAACAGGGTAAATACGCTCATTAGCGTTCTTTACCCCGCCCTGGATAAAAATCCCCTTCATATAAAGAGACTTTTTGCTGCCTTCACCTTCACTCTCAACCACGATATTAGCGCGGTCAAATGAGAGGTGCTCTTTGAGATACAAAGCCATTGCTCTCAGATCCTTATCTTACGATTCTTTTTACAGACTTACGTGATTCAGCAACTGGGCTCTTAACCTTACCTGCTTCGTCTTTCGTAACTGGCTTAGGTGCTGATTCACCGTTGTCTTTAAAGTTGTCCTTACCAGGAGCGTTCTTAAAGTTGCCAGCGCCTTTAACTTGTGTTTCGCCTTTAGCATATGCATTGCTAGGGCCTTTAGGGCTTGTTGGAACTGATTCAGATGCACCAGAGAATTTAACTGGCTTAGAATCCATACCAGCTTGACCAGAGTTTTGTAGACTTGGGCTCTTTGTTTGAGCACCGTCATCACCACCAATCTTAGAGCCATATAGACCTGGAACGTTCTTTAAATTAACGTTTTCCATCATTGCTTCTTCTTCACCAGCGTCAGCAAAATCTTCTTCTGCATCGCCCATGTCTTCTTCACCGGCTGCGAAATCTTCTTCACCGTCAACTTCAGCGTCATCACCTGCCATGATGTCTTCGAATTCAGCCATTAGTTGGTCTAGTTTGTCTTCCAAATCAACTACGCGGTCTTCTAGGTCTTCTTCACCACCTTCTTCACCACCGAACTCATCATCTTCGCCTGCTTCAATATCAATAACTTCATCTTCGTCAGAATCGATATCTAGGTCGTCATCTTCGCCCTCAGACATGCCTTCTTCTTCAACGTCAATTTCGTCTAAAAGGTCACCGACTTGTCCGCCCATGCCTTCTTCTAATTCTTCATCCATCATTGATTCATAAATTTCACGTGATTTCTCAACTACGATATCATGAAACAATGCTTTAGCTTGTTCTTCATTCTCATTAATAATTAAATTAATAAGTTGTTCAAATTTTTTGTTATCCATTGTTTGTCTCCTGAATGTGAATGGCTTTGTAGAATTATTTATAGCCTACAAAGGAAAACAGCACAATAAGTGCTGTTTTTTTGCGTTTTTGCCTTGAATAACTATTTATTGTGGCTGTTTGACTTATACAGTCGGTGTAGCACCTTCTGCTTTTGGTCCATACTGTTGATGGACTTTCTTCAAGTAATTAACTTTTTCATAATTTCTCACATCATTCATCTTACGTAATTTACGAATTTGCTTTAATGTAAGTTTAGTTTTACGACTTTCACGCCACTTTGGACTAGAGTTGTCAGATGCAACATCTTGGAAGCCTTCTGGGGCGGGGTCAAACATTTCAAATAGTTTCATACAATTATTTATCAATTACATGCCATTACCTGCGGGTGCGGGTGTACCCATTCCCACTTCAGTTGGTTGAGGTACTTGACCTGCAGGACCTATTTCTGGATCCATTTGCATATCTTCACCTTCAACTGCATCTTCACCAGTTTGCAAATCAGTCTCAATATCGCCTGAACTGATACCAATACTACGCAAGTCTTTGCCTTCTGGTTCGACTTCAATCTCTTTGTCATTTTCTTCACGCCACATACGTTCGTTCTTGTTGATTTCTTCTTCAGTAAGACCTAAGAATCGTTCTAACATGAAACGTTTACTCATGTATGGATACTGCTCAACTGCTGTAAATGTAGCAACACGTGCTGTATCTAACTCAGTTTGGCGATAAGCGGCAAAGTTTTGTGGTGGATTAAACTGTAATTCGAACAGACCTGAGTCAATATTCAAGCCTCTCCAACGCAAGAATAGTTTAAATTCTTCGTCAAGTTTACGGCAGATATAGTTCTGTAATCGTTCGCAATATTGATTGAAACGGAACTCTTGAATCATAGCTGTACCAACACGACCATCACTTAGTGGTGTTGTATTGTCGTCAGGGCCAGTAGGTAAGTATGAACTTGGAACACGTAAACCACGTGCTAAACGATTGTTGAAGTATTTCAAGTCATCAATCTCACCCAAATTTTGACCGCCTGGCAACAAGTCAACACTTGAACCACGACCATCAGCAGTAACTGGGAAGAAGTAATCTTCGTTCATACTCAATGGATTATATGTAGCGTCAACAATCGCCTGTCCACCGTACATACTTGGAATACGTCTTTGGTGGATTTCGTTTTTTATACGTTCAACAAACGCCATAGCCATATGACTAGGCATATTACCAACGTCAATCTTAAACACTCTACGCTCTGGTGCTCGTTGTACACGATAGATTAATACAGCATCTTCAAGCAATTCTTTTTGTTTATAGACTTTGAAAATGTTCTCTAAGATACTTTGTCCAAAGGGCCAGAATCTATCTAGACCTTCAGTTAAACTCATATGCACAATATGTTTCGCATCAATTGCGGCTTCATTGAAGCCCAAACTGAATCGTGATCCACTTGTGTTGTTTGCGCTAGGTACTGTATATCCGCCACCAGATTGACTACCGCCACCAGTACCACCCATACCCGTTGCAGGGTTAGCGGCAAAGTCCGTATTTGTTTTTTGTGCTACTGATAAGTTTTCTAAGTTAATGTTTAAGTCTTTGATAACATATTGTTCGGGCTTCTTGCCTTCGCTTTCGTTAACAATAACTTTAATAACTTTAATCATGTCAACCCAATATAACTTAAAGTTCTCCGGGTCACGTACAAAAACTTGGTCACCATATTTAATACAGTTTCTAAAGATTTTAAAGATACGTGTATCCATTTCATTCAACTTACACCATTGTTGAAGTTGAGTTTTTAACAAATCAATTTCATGGGGAGTAGGATCATCTTTCCAATTTAAATTGAAAGGTGTTTGATTGTGTTCGTTTTTCTGTGTGCTGAACTCTGAAATGATATCTAAACATGCGTTAATTTCAGCATCAACATCCATCATTTCATATTGATTGTATCGTTCAATACGGTTTGGGTGACCTGTATAGACTTCTGGAAGACGGCTACGATAGTTCTTGTATCCAAAATCATCATTAGTGTATCCACCAGGGGCATTGTTTTGCCCAGCGTTGCTGTTCCATGAACCAGTAACACTTCCTCCACCCAGTGGACTCATTGTTCCGGCTGCATTAACTCTTGTAAAACGTTTTTTGTATGTCATATTATTAGGGCCTATTACGTATTTAGCGTTATCCCTGTGAATAGTTTAATAAATCTTCATCGACCCTATTACCAAATTTGATTTTATCTATCAATTCGTCAGTTTTAGAATCTAGCATAGCAGTGAATTGTTCTATTATTTCTGCTGTATCATCATCCATCATTGCGGTATCTGTGCCCGATGCACCACCTTCTGTTTGTGCTTTAACTACATCAATTAAGTTTTTGATTGCTTCTAACTGTTGTTCGTTACCGACAAATTCTTTACCATGCAACTGGACAAAGTAACCATCTTTTGGACCCGAGAACATAGCACCAGTGCTAGCTTTTAATAACTTACCACCTTCACTTACAGCACCACTAAAGTGCATTGCATCTTTTCTACTCTTCCAATTACCGCCCCAGCCTAAACCTAATCCTGCGGCAACTTCACTGATGTTACCAGGCATGTCAGTAACTAGTTCTGATCCTAACGGGTTAGTACTTGGGTTAATATCGATGGCGGCACCGTGTGCGTGAATACTCTTTACACCAGGCTTACCCCTAACATCTCGGTCAACATAACCGCCTAAACTGTAAATTTTGTATCCTGCATTATCTAAGTAATCTAATAGACCCTGGAATGCAGGTGCTAATGCAGAATTGACTGATGCTGATTTACCTGATTTACTTGAAACTTGTGACAGTTTAGGAGGACCTTCGGTTGTACCAGCTAAACTTCTAGTACCACCTGCACCAGCTTGTTGTTCAGGTGTTCCGGGAGTTGGAATAGTTGCACCCGGCGGAAGTTGTGCGGCATCGGCTGCTGCCATTCTTTTCTTCTCATCAAGCACAGTTGCCATTTTTGATTCAGCATTTGCTAAATCTTTATTCAATACTTCCATTTCAGCCTTCATCTTTGCGATGTAGACTCTATTCTGTTCATACTTTGGATCAATATTATCAATGCTCTTTTGTTTGATTCGCATTGATTCTTTAATTTTTGCTATCTCAGCACGTAGTTCTGCTTCTGGGTCTTTTGCATCTTCGACACTAATACCTTTTTCTTTTGCAACACGTTTAACTGCTTCGCCAAATAACTTATTAGCTTCACTAAACGTTTTCATTGCAGGACCCATTAACACATCAGCACTACTCCATACTTTCTTGGCTGCATCATCAAGGATCATTGCAGTTTTTTGTTGCTGTTGTGCTACTTCGGCATTCTGTTGAGTAGTCTTATCTTTCGAATTCTTTCTTGCTTCTTGTTCTTTTTCAAGATAATCAGAAACAGACATATTAGCTTCGGCTGCTTTCTTTTGGACTTCAGCCATTCTTGATGTGAATTCTTGCCCTTGCGCAAATGTACCGGTCATCAATCCGCTAGTGTCGCCACCAAAACGTTTTGTATCTGCCATCATGTCCATTTGACGAGTATAGCCTTTAGATGCGGCTTCTGCTAATTCAGCACTAGTTCCACCCTTCTTGGCTCTGTCAATCAATCCACCCTTACCACCAAACTGAATAAACGCTGTCGCACTAGCTTGACCAGTGATACCTCTACCTGCCGCATATTCAGCAATACCCGTAGCACCCTTAGTGTCACCGGCGGCTTGAAGCATAGAGGCTGCTTCATAGAATCGTTTCAATTCGGCTAATCGTGCTTGCCCTGCTTCTGTTTTATCTTGCTCTGCGTCAAAGATAGCGGCACGTAAGTTTTCATTAGCCATAACGCCTGCACGTGCTTCTTCAAGTTCTTTTCTGTTAGCACCAGTTAACATAGATAACTTGTCTAAGTTTTCAATATACTTCTTTGCACCTGCAATACGTTGTTCATCTGATAATTGATTTGCAAGACCTAATCTATCTTCTTCGGTCATGTAATTCATAATGTGCTCACGTTGAGCATCACTGTTAATACCCATTAACAAGAATTCTTTGTTAAGTTTACTAGTTGGGGCGGCAATTGCACCTGCTACTTTCTCAAACTTCTCTACACCCTTAGCGGCAGTGCCACCAAACATTGCTAGATTTTTTGAATTTTCACCCAATAACTTATTGAACTTTTCAACTTCGGCTGCTGATAACCCTACTTTGTGCAATGTATTGTATAAACCATTCATGCCCTTTGCAGTAGTAAGACCCTTCTCGCTCAATGTATTATACGATTTGTATAATTTGTCATTGAGGTCTGCACCCATTTCTAAAAGTTTAGTTGCACCCTCAGTAGCGGCAGCTAGTACTGCGATTGCGGCTCCTACAATTTTAAGTATAGGACCTAGCGGTAACATCATTAATGCCGCACCAATACCATAAGCCGCTGTTGTTACTGATTTTGAAAACTCTGCCGCGCCCTTTGCACTTACACTTGCACCACGTTCACCCTTCCAGATAGCGTCTGTCATTGCATTGTATGCTTTGGCTGCTCCAGTCAATGCCGCAGTAGCAGTGGTCAATACCATTGCACCACCGACACTCTTGCCGGTCATCTCAAACATCTTATCTTGGAACTTGCCCATCAACCCACTTAAATCATTAGTAGATCCTGCAAGTTGTCTAAATGCTTGAACCGGCTTATCACTGGCTTGTGTTAAATCCTGTTGTCTTTTAATGTTCTTGTCAAGTACGTCTAATTGTTGCTGTTGTGCTTGTGTTAGTTCAATTGACGTTTTAACTTCTTTGCCTGACTGGTCAATATCATAACCACGGCGTTTCATCTGCTGTCTATATAAGTCTTTTTGCTTATCAGCTAGTGCCTTGCGTTTATTGTATGAATTCTCAATCTTGTCAGTAGTCTGACTTTGGTTGGTAGCTAATTGATTATTCTGACTTTTTAACTTGTCTCTGATTGTTGTGGCGGCTGGGCCCAATACGTCCAAAAAGGTATTGTCGGTTTGACGAACCGATTCGTTGAGTTTATAGAACTCATCCTCTAGTTGTCGTATTAAATCTGGATCCATCGCCATATTATTTTAGCCCTTTTTTCTGTCACTAAATATCTTCTACTGTATTTATAAATTAAAAAGTACATACTTTTCGGAGAAACACATGGACAATAACCCACTAAAGCAATATTTTCGTAGACCTGCAATTTATTTAAGACTTCCTAGCGAAGGCAAATATTACCCTGAGGGTTCTATCGAATTACCAATGAACAAAGAAGTTCCAGTCTACCCAATGACTGCGGTTGACGAGATTAGCACTAAAACCCCTGACGCATTGTTCAATGGAACGGCTGTAGTTGATATTATCAAAAGTTGTGTTCCTGCTATCAAAAACCCATGGGAAATACCATTGATTGACTTAGATCCAATACTAGTTGCTATCAGAACAGCAACAAACGGTGGAACTATGGATATCGTCAGCAAATGCCCAGCGTGTGAGGAAGAAGGAGAGTATGGTATTAATCTAGGTGGATTGTTGAATACATTGCAAAAAGGCAAGTATGATGAGCCACTAGTGTTACAAGACTTAACATTCAAGTTTAAACCATTAGCGTATAAACAAATAAATCAAATCAATCAAACACAATTTGAAATTCAAACTGTAGTTATGGGCTTAGAAAACATCCCAGACCCAGACTTGAAAAAGCAAAAATCCAATGAAACTATGCAAAGATTGAATGAGTTAAGTGTATCATTGGTATCTGAAACCATTGAAAGCATCACAACTCCTAGCGCAATTGTAACTGAAAAGGAATTTATCATTGATTTCCTTAAGAATTGTGAAAAGCAAACGTTTGAAGCACTACGTAGTTATGCAGTTAAAATGCGTGAAGCTAGCGAAATTAAGCCATTAAAGATGAAATGTGTTCATTGCGCACATGAATACGACCAAAGTCTAATACTAAACCCAACAGATTTTTTCGTATAAGGCTTCTTACATTAGACCCTAGCGGCGTACAGAAGCTATTAGATTCATTAGAGAAAGATTCTAATGAAATCAAAAGATCCGCTATCAAACTATCTTGGTATATGCGTGGCGGTGTCACCTATGAGGATATAATGAACATGTCCGAATATGAACGTAAGTGTATATTAGAACTAGTAGAAGAAAATCTTGAAACTACTAAGAAATCTGGTATGGCTTTCTTTTAATACCCGTAACTGTTCATTTATCAAAAGAACTAATTCATTCTCTTTCATTTAAAGATGAACTTCGTTCATCTAAGAACTCACTTCGTTCGTTCTTGGGTTTTACTGTATAAATTCTTTTAATTCTTTTTATTGTTTAGTATCGGTATATGATTGCCGATTAGAAGCCATGGTAGTGCTATTCAGCACTACCAGTGGTAAAGGGTTCGCTTGCACGACCGTCATCCATTGTTATTTCTACCCCGTCTAATTAGCTATTTGATGCTATTAAACGCTACCGGTTGCTCTGTAAAGTTTACGGGTCTGTAGTTGAATATACGCACAACTCTGTGTTTCATTCCGCAACGCACATTCTATGACTCAGAAATAAAGTTGTCATAGACTTGTTGAGGGTTCGCTTTGCCGATTGCCCTCTCGGTATTCCATAGTTATCACTAACTATGCTTACTCCAGATCCATCAGCTATCTTTCAAGCATCTTCAAGGAGGTCTGTCAAACACAGACAACGAATTGTTACTAGATATTAGGTATTAATTGTGAGAATATTTGGTTTTGACGTGGTGTCTGTTGATGTTGAATATGTTTTTAAGATATCAGTATTGTGTTCAAAGAAACTATCGAATTCGAAAATTGTCCAGTCTCCGTATTTTTTTGATGTATAATATATGAAGTTGTCACTAACCCAAGTTAGTTTGCTTTGTACGCAAACATAGCGTCCTTTGCGATTAAACTTCATAAACAGAAGATTAACATCGTCAGGATCAGCTACATCCAAGAGTTGGTCTATCCAACCATCTAGTACTTTACATTCTCCTGTAAGCAATAGATGAAAAGGAAAATCAGCATAGAATTTGCACTCAATGTTCATTCGTTTAAATGAATGACCTGGAACTACATCGCCCTTGAATGAACGAATTTGTCCCTCATGCAGTACTTCTTTGCGTACTTGATTTTTCCCGCCCACATATGCACCGGATCCGGGAGCACGAATGAATGATTCACCGTACTTCTCTGAGAGATATTTAGCGATTTCTCGCTCAAAACCGGAACCTTTTTGTTTTTGTGGACTTGGCATAGACTTACTTATCATATATTTCACTTCAAAATAATTTCTTTGGTCCATTGATTTTTGAATGTTGTCAACCCATTTGTTGACTTGGTGCATGAACGTTTACATAGTTTATCTGGATTGGTATCCCAAGTAGTGATTAGTGTATTGAACCATTCAGTCACATCACTGTTGATATTACCCTCAGGTTGTAAACAGCATGGCATGAATCTACCATGTGCATCAACGTATATACTATTCTCTTTCATTGCAAAACAATCAATTTTACCATCTGATGGCATATTACTAATATGTCCTGTCGGTGGTTTCAAGTATTCTAACGGAAATCGTTGAAAACGTCTACTCACTTTGGTTCTAAACAAAGTAAAATTTAATTCTTTTGCTAACTCTATTGCTTGGTCGACTTGATGTTGATTATGCTCAAACACAATCATTTCCCAATGAGCATTGCCGCCTGCATTAATAAACGCTTTTGCGTTTTTAATAATCTTGTCCCACTGAACATCCACACGATAAATGTGATTTGTATCTTCCAATCCATCTATTGAGAAAACAGCATAATCTTCAACTCTTGTCATTATGGATGCTAACTCAGTCCACCAGTCTGGATTGCGAATACTGCCGTTAGTATTGATACCCAAGCTAATGTTGGGGTTATGTTCTTTGAAATATTTAAAAATCTTTAACGTATCATGTCCTGCCGCTGGATCACCATAATTACCACACATAAACATCTTATCAAGTTGTTTAACGAAATCTACAGGGAATAACTGTCTAGCTTTTTCGATAGACATGTCACTCTCTGTAAACTCTGTGGTAGTTCTGAGACACTGGGGACATTTAGCATTGCACGTAGTTGTTGGTTCTAAGTGCAATATCTTAACGTTAGCGAGATTGAACATTATTCAATATCAACTGATGTGTTGTAGCTAGTGAAGCCGTTTTCTTTCACAACCTTTAGAACGTTAGGCACACGACCTGCTAGTTCTTCACGGTGTGATACAAGCCAGATAGACTTTTGACGACGGCGACTCATATCTTTCAGAATTGCTAGACTGTTCTCAACACCCATTGTGTCAAGACCACTGTCAATCAATTCATCGATGAACAACGTGTTGATTGGTGAGTACAAGTTCTCCCATACATCACGGAAAGCAAAACTCAAGCCTAGAATCAAACGGTTACGTTCACCGCGTGATAAGTTGTCAAAGTCAAGTTCACGACCCAATTCCGTAATTTCAACTGATAAATCATTTTTGAATACGACATTATGGGGAAGACCAATCTTGTCTAGATAATGAGTTAGTCGTTGATTCAAGTAACTCAAGTTCTGGTCAATAATCTTCTTACGAACAAAACTATCTTTGCTAGTCAACAAGTCAAGCAAGAACTTTTGATGTTCCATTGTTTTAGTAATCTCGTTGATTCTATCAAACTTAACTTCTTGTAGTGCCTGTGCTTCCATCTCAGTTATTTGTTCTTGGTATGGATCAGACTCAGATACTTTCTGCTCAATTTGCGAAAGCAAAGCAGCCGTCTTTGACCTATGCTCAATTGCTTGCGCTTCGGTATCGTAGTAAGTAGTTGGACGCTTGCCCAAAGTGATGCTAGGTGTATCAAAAAGTTGTTCGCTGAAGGGGTTAACCTCGGATTCTTTCGAAACAATCTGCTTCTTGATGTTGTCGATTTCAGTGGACTGCCGAACTGCTTCAGCCTCTGTCTTATAATGTGTCGTAGGTTTATCATTTACAACAATAGGGTTAGCGACAAGTTCGTCTAATTGAAACTTTAAGTCATCTAAATGACTCTTGCTAGTATTCCACAATTCAACCTTACTATTCAATACGCTAGTATGTTGGTCATCATGGAAGTCTTGACCACAAGCATAACACTTATGTTCTTTTAATGTTTCTACTTCAGTAGTGAGTTTGTCGTAGTTCTTGCCTTCTTTAGTAATCTCTTTACGCAAGCTATCAATCTTACTGTCATATGCAGTTTTCAATTGAACTTGCTTATTGTACTCAGCCAAATCTGCATGTGCTTTTAATTCAGCAACAAAATCAATATGGCTCAACTCATCCATTTTAACTTTAAGAGCTAAGATATCTTTATCTTGTTTCTGCATCCAGGATGTTTGTCTAGCAATCAATGCATCGTATGTCTCTTGTTGCTTCTTCTGTTCATTCCAGATAGTCAACTCTTTATGAGCTAATAACTCAGCATCAATATCAATCTTGCTTAACTCGTCATATGTTAGTGCATAGTTGGACAAGTCTTCATCATGCTTTTTCTGCCACAATGTTTGGCGACGTTTGACGCTATCAATCTGTTCTTTGACACGTTTGTTAGCCTCTTCGACAGCCCTGATTCTAAATTCTTCTTGTTGAATATCTTCTTTGGACTGCTTAATTAACTCTTTTACAACATCGGCTTTCTCACTCAACAAAGTGATGCCCAATAGTTGTTCAATGATATCTTTTTGTTCGTTATTTTTTAATGCAAGAAACGGTTCGGAATAAGTGTTCAACACAACAATGTGACGGAACATCTCAACACTCATGTTGAGTACACGCTCGATTGCCGCTTGTGTTTCTTTGTTCTCGCCCTGTTGATCCTCTGACGCTTTTTGTTGTTCGTCATTCACATAGAATTTGAGAATGTTTGGCTTACGACCACGTTCAATCTTATAGTTAGTACCATTAACATTAAACTCTAACGTAACTAACATGCCCTTTCCATTTGTACGATTAACTAAATTATCTTTACGAATGTTGTTAATGGGCACACCGAACAAAGCATAGCACAAACCCTGAATAAGAGTAGTCTTACCAGTACCATTACGAGCACCGTCACCACCTAAGTCTAAGTTCTCACCTAGAATAAGTGTTAGGTCTTTCTTGTCAAAGTCAACTGCTTGTGTTACGTTACCGATAGATAGGAAGTTGCGTAGTGTAATGTTCTTTAATGTTATCATAGGTTATTATAAATGTCCAGTAGAATTTTCTTGTCAAAACTGTTAGATTCGATTGCATTAATTTGGTCAACGACAATCTGATCCACACTTTCAAAACGCAAACCATCTCCTGTTTGCTGTTCTACTTGCTCTGTTTTCATTGGGATTAATGCCATTTCACGTAGTTTATGTTCTGGAATTAATGTTTCTCTAATGAAGTTAGCTTCCTCATAGCTAATATCAATGTCAAGATGTACTCTAACATGACTGTCAATCAATAGCAAGCCCTCAGGGTTTTCTAATACTTCTGACAGTTTATGTACACGATAAATTGGTTGTCTAGGCCA